GGGTCGAAGCCAGGAACCTGGCCCCCAGCCGCGGCGCCGAAGAATCTTGCTTGTGCCTTACTGACCGGCTTCTTGTACGGGCGCCCTCCGGGCATATCAGCCCTCGCCGCCCGTAGTCGCCTTCTGCTGGATTGCGAAGAATGGGTACCGCGACGCAGCGGTGGGCTGCATGCGGTTGATGGGGTTCGGCACGGCCCATGCGAAGCGTGCGATGACACGGAGCGCAACCATGTCTTGCTGGAGGAGGTTGAAGATGATGGCGCCCGTGTTGTCCGAGATGACGCCGGTGTCAAACATTTCCATCGAGATGTCTTCGCGAATCGCCAACATGCTCTGGTCCCACTGACCGCCGATCATGCTGTAGCCCGTGGCGCCCGTCTGGAACTCCGTGAGGCCCGCGTTGTTGAAGACGATGGGCTCGCCGTAGAGACTGCCGGTGTTGATCGAGTTCTGCGGCCCCGTGTCGTCACCCAGCATGACGAAGGCGCCGGTGGTAGTCCGCAAACCGCGGAGCTTGGCCTTGACCTGCTTGCGGGCCCAGAAGCCGCTCACGTCGTAGCCGTCGCTCTCCACCAGCCCCATCGCGACGTTCACGTCGGCGAGGAAGTCTGGCGTGTTGGCGCCAGCGACCACGAGGTTGCCCGCGGCCGCGGCCTGAGTGACGATGGCCGGCGGGAACGTGCTGGGCGCCTGATTGCCGAAAAAGACGGCCTCGTCCAACGCGACGCCGAACGCCTCGGTCACCTTCGGCTTGACCTGGCTCCAGAAGTCATAGTCCAGGTCATCCAGAAGGGTCTTCGCCACCGGGATGATCACGGCCATCTCTTCCGCGTTCAAATACACATTGTCCCAGGCGAGGCTCGTGGTCTGCTTGAGGCCACGGTCGCGGGCGTCCAGTGAGGCACCCGTGAGCCAGTACGCGATGGGCAGCTGGGTGAGGACCGGGATCCTCTGCTGGGCCCTCTTCATCGTCACATGCGGCATCAGTCGCATGGCGGCGGATTTCTCTTCCACCGACTGAACGATCTCACGCTGGACGTCTTCGGGGATAAGCGGGCCCGCACCTGGCGTGGCCCGCGAAGCGACTGAGTTGTACGGCACGGTTGGCGGTCCTTATGGACGCGCCAGCCTGTCTAGTGGCGCGCCCGAATCTGACTTCGGAGGAGATCCGAAACGGTCTTGTCGGCCGCAGAAGGGGCGCCTGACCCGACGAATTCGGGTTCGCTCATACCTCTGCGGAATTCGTTCAGTACTTGCTTGCGGAAAGCCGGGTTGCGTCGGAGCTTGTCCTCAGCGACTTTCTCGCCTTCCCCACGCCAGTGTTTCTCGAGCGCTTTCAAGCTTTCGGTCACGAGCCGCTTGCGGCCCTCGAGCCCCATGCCCATGCCCTCTATGCCCAGAATGCGCGTGCGTTCGGCTTCAGGGACAGCCATGAACAGCGGGTCGATGGTGAAGCGGTCGTGTGTCGCGCCGATCTGGGTGAACATGTCCGAGACCTGCATGTCGCCCTGAGCGATCTGCTCTGCGCGCCGCTCTTCTTCGACATACGCCCACGGATCTTCGTCCCGCAGCTTGCGCTTCCGTTCAGCGTCCGCTTGCGCAAGACGCTTGGCTTCGCGGCGATCCGTTTCCGCCTGAACGCGTCTGTCGAGTTCCTCCTGCGTCAGCGTGATCGCATCGGACGGTGGCGTTTGCGGTTCCGCCTCCTGAGGTTCGGGTTCCTCGCTCCCCCTCCCGCGGAACAACCGCTGGAGAAAATTACGGGAAGCTGGCTGGCTCGACTCAGAAACCGGTTCGGCTACGCGCCCATCCGAGGATGGCTCTACGGCTGAAGGCTCTGGTTGTGTTGGCTGCATCGTAAATCCTGTCTAGCGTCGGTGCAATCAGAACGCCGGTTTGTACTGGCCCCACGCGTTCCACGAGGTGGGGATCATCGACTGGTTCGCCGCTATCTGGCGCGCGCGCTCCTGCGCCATCTGCTGCTGCAACTGGAGCATGGCATCCTGGCCTCCCTGGAGCGCGTTCGCGGCCTGCGGGGCGAACGACTGCGACGGCACGTCCGGGGTCGGCGTGACAGCGCCCGCCACGGGTCCGGTGGCAGGCTGGCCGGCGGGTTGCTGGACCGTCTGCCCATACGACGGGTCATACAGTCCCGTCTGAAGGTTGCCCGCGGTAGCGCGCCCCACCAGCGTGTCGGGGATGCCGCGCGCATTCATCGCAGCGGTGGAAGCCTGTGGGTTGAAGCCGGCAGGGTTAGTGACGTTCGCCGCGTCGAGCGCAGGATTACGGGACGCGTTCGTCATCACAGCCGTGTTCGTCACTGGGTCGAACGGTGCGGTCTGGAGCGTGGTCGGAGGCTGTGCGCCAGGCACGTACATGGCGCGATTCAGGCCTGCGGTGATGTCCTGGGGTTGCTGAAGTGCAGTGGGCGTCCCTCCTCCTACCTTTGCTGCAGCTGTCGGGCTGATGTGCGCGAGCGCGTTCGCCGTGATCTGCTCAGCCTGTGCTGCGTAGTCAGGCGTGTCGTAAACCAGCGCGTTGGACATCTCCTGACCGCTGACAGGCCCGACGAACTTGCCCTGCCCGGTGGCGCTCGCGATCTTACCCATGAGGTCGCCGAAGCCTGGTCCGACGCGGATCTCGTTCGACTGGGCTTGCAGGACCGGCGAGACGTTCGCCTGCGCGACCTGGAGGTTCTGACGGTTCTCGTCCTGGGTCTTGTACTGCTGAGCCAGTTGGAGCTCTTGCTTGGCAGGCTCGATGTTCTGGTCCCAGTACTGGCTGAACTGCTTGTTGGCCTCGTCCTCGCTGAGTTGACCAGCCAGCACCTGCGAGTGCAGGTCTTGCTGCTTCTGGGTCGCTTGCGCCTGCAGTTGTCGGACGCGGTCCGCGGGACTGGTGGGTTGCCAGTTCGGGTTCTTCTCGAGCGGCAGCAGTTGCTGCGTCGTCGGATCGCGCCGCTGTGGCAGGAACTCGTCGCTCGAGGCAGCGCCGGTGACGGCTTGCGGCTGCGCGATCCCCGGGATCTTCTTGGTCGCAGGCGGCTCACCGTTCGGCCCCAGATCGTAGGTGTAGCCACCGTTGCCGTTGGCTGTGACCTGGATGAGCGTGTCGGGCGAGCCGGTGAGCGGGATCCAGATCTTGTCACCCTTGTTCGGCAACGCATTGGCGGCGCGCTGCGTATCAGGGTTGACAGCCTTCTGCGGGGTATCGAGGTCGTCGTGCCAGTCACCGTTCCTGAAGATCTGGTGCTTGGCGTACCCAGTGCCAGCGTCGACCCACTGCTCGTCGTTCTCTTTAGGCTGAGCAATTGCCTGTGCCAGGACCAACTGCCCGTTCGCGTCAGTGGTGTAGACGTTTTTGCCGACCGTCGTCGTGGTCTGGGCGACTGGCGTTGACCCGAGTTCGGGGATGTCTTCCCAGTCCTGGGTCTGTGCGTTCTGGCCGACGTAAACCTGCTTGCCGTTCTTGGTGACCTGTTTGACGCTGCCGGGTACGTACTTGCCGGTGTTGACCTGCGGCGCATCAGGAATCGGCTGCATCGGCTTGCCGTCAGGACTCGTACCGACCCAGATCAGCGTTCCCTTGCCGTTATCGATCTGCTTGACGTCGTTCCAGCCCTTGAGCTCGCCGAGGTTCGGGGGCGACCCCGACATCTTCTCGAACGCGCCGGTCGAGGTGTTGGTGCCCCACAACTCCTTGTGCCCGTCGGCGAACGGAAGTTGCTGGATGTCCTTGTACCCGGGCTGGGTGGTGTTATCGAGCTTGCCCTGGTCGTCGAGGCCCTGAACGGCGTAGCTGTATTTGCCGCTGGCGTCCGGCGCCGATTTGCTGAAGTGGATCTTGTAGATTTGGTGCGTCTTATCGTTGACGACGCCGATTGTGTAGTCGTTGCCGGGCTTGGTTATGAACGGCTGTTGACCGTTCTTTGCGTTCTCCTCGTCCGACAGCAGTTTGTTGTACGCGGGGTTCGGAACCTGCGTTGCTGCCGCAACTGGCTGGTGACTGCTGCCCGCAATGTGCCAGGAACCGTCACCCATGTTTGAAGCGCGGAGCGCATCATTGATGGCGTACCAGTCATACAGATCCGAACCGGGGTTGTCGTACGGCCCTGGCTGCGGCTGAGGACCGGTCTGTCGTTGTGTCGTTGGAGCGGGTTTGTTCGTGACGTCGACCATGGGACTCCTCAGTAAGCCGCCGAATTGTTGCGGAGACGGTCGTTCAGACTGCTGCCGTTCTGACGGATCTGACGCAGCACCTGCGATTCAGCCATGGCGCGTGCGCGGTCCATCGCATCCGAAATCATCTGCTTACGGATAGCAGTATTTCCGAAATTGCTCGAGCCCGAGTACTGATCCAGGTACTGGTTGAAGTACTGGTTCGTGAGCCGCTGGTACTCCACCTGCTCTTCGCGGCGCAGCGGGATCTTCTGGATGTCCGACGGGACCGTCGACGGCTCGTAGTAGTCGCCGTACGAGCGCAGCTTCTGTCGGAGGTCGTTCGACAGCATCTGTTGCGGCTGACGTACGTCCTCCCACGACTGACCGCCGGTGGTGCGCACGAAGCGTCCAGCGAGGCCACCCACCAACGGAATGTTGCCCGCGTCGCCTGGTTGAGGCTGTCGTCCGCTGAGCGCATCGGTCGCCTCGAGTCCCTGCTGCCCGAGTCCGTTCAGGACGTCTTTGATCACGAAGTCGACCTGGGACGGGCGGATGCGATCAGTCTCGTGACCAGGGATCTGTGTGACGTACTGCTCGAGGAGGGGTGCCAGCGTTTTGCCGAGGTTCGAAGCGCTCGCGTCGCTGTACTGGTTCGCGATAGTCGCGCCGCGGAACAGGTCGTGGTTGAGCCCCAGCTGGAGCGCCGTATCGATGCCTGGAGGGAGCAATGCCTGGGCCACACTCGAGACCGACGTGCCGTAGCCGAGAGGGCTGAGCTCCTGTCCTAGCGCGCCAGCGAGATCGCTTGCTGACGAGACAGGACCGCCAGCCAATCGGTTGTACGCCTCGCGCCCCGCGGTCACGAACGGCATGAACTCGTTCGGGATCGCCAGGTGGATCTTCTGTGGCGTGCGGTTGCCTTGCGCGTCTTGTGGCTGGTCGCCGGGCAGCATGATGTCGATACCCTGATTCGTGAGGTAGTTCGGGTCGTCCTCGTAGTCTTTGGCGCGCTGCGGATCGGAACGGTTCCATGCCTCGGCTGCAGCCGCTGGTGCACCGAGAAGCGTCATACCCGCGTACAGCGCGCCGAGAGGGTTCTCCTCGACGAGACGCTTGAGTTGCGCCGGCGCCTGGAAGCCGACGTTGAAGAACGGGACGAACTGGTTCAGCACGCGCGCGATGCGCCCACCACGGTCGAAATCCACCGACGCGTCCTTGGCGCGGAGCGCCGCCTGAACGTTGCTCTCGCCGCGCGCTTTGGCCTGTTCGAACGAGACCTGGCGCGGAATGTTCTCGAGCCGCTGGCCGAACGACTTCACGAAGCCGAACGCGGCATCATCCGCCAACTGGCGCAGGTCGCCCAGGTTGCGGACCGTGAATGCGTTCGGACGCGACAGCTTGCGGAGTGCCTCGGCGGTCGCCTCGGGCCCGCCGCCGCGGAACAGATCGCTCTGACCAACGCGACCACCCGCCTCGGAGAGTGCGCGCACGCCCTGGCCGGTCATGCGCCCAGTACCCAGTCCAGCCATGTTGTCGAGGAAGACGGTGATGAACCGACGCGTCGCGCTCGAGCCCATGCCCAGGTTCGTGTTGAGCCCCGCTCGAGTACCCATGCCGAGAGCCAGCGCGGCGGCGACCTTCTTGCCGCGGTCCGGGTCGTTCGGGTCTGTCATCGCCGCCGTGAGCGCTGCCGGGCCGAGGTTGAGTGCGGTGCTGCCCAGACCGCGCGTGGGGCGGAAATCCCACTCGAAGCGACCGGTAGCCGGGTTCTTGCCGCCGACCGTGGGCCCGCCAAATGCCATCTCTTTGAGCACGGTCGACGCCGTGTCTCGCAGCATGTTGACGGGCAAGAACTTCGGGTTGCGCTGGATAGCCGTCTCGCGCACGAGCTTCGCCGGAAGCTTCATGTAGTTGATCCACTTGTTGTCGGTGCCCAGGCTGTTGTTCCTGATCGCCTCTTTGAGCAGCGGGTTGCTGGTGACGTACTCCTTGCGCTTGCCGTTGACCATGGCGACCACGGGTTGCTCGTTGCCCTTGAGCTTGTAATCGGGCTCGAGCAGCGGGCCATTCTTTCCACCAGCCGAGACGTACTCGTCCACGTTGTCGGCGATGCGCCTGAGCCCACCGTTGTCGGCGTTGATGAACGCGTTCGTTCTCCGGTTGCGACCGATAGCGTTGTAGTGGTTGTAGACCTCGCGAATGGTGGCGCCCAGGTGGCTCTCGTGCTCGAGCGAACTCCCCTCTGGCGTGTAGCGCTGCAAGCCGTTGTTACGCACGCTGAAGCTACTCCCGCGACCCAGAGCTCCGACGTTGGGACGCTCGTCGCTCACGTAATCCACCATGTTGGTGGGGGTGTGGAAGTCGTACGTGTCGAGCAGCGCGTCCCGTGCCTCTGGCGTCAGGATGCCCGCGTCAACGCGCTCGTTCAGCTGGCGCACGCGCACGTTGTGGAGCGCACGGTAGCCCTCCGTGAACTTGTCCCAGGTAGGCGTGCCCCGGTACCTGTCCTCCATCTCTTTCAGCCGCTGGATGACGTCGTCGTAGTGGATGGCATCGCCGGTGTATGGATCGCGCGAGACGCGACCGTGGAGTTGCGCCCAGCCCTGCGCCTCGGCGTACTTCGGCAGGTCCGCGTTGGCGACGTCCACATCGCGCTGCGCTTTGTTGACCTTCTGGAAAGCACGCGCCAGCGTCTCGTCGAGGATGCGCTGACCTTCTGACTTGGCTTTCTGGAGCCGGTCCAGGTTAGCTTGCTCGTAGCGCAACCTCACCTGTGCCGCTGCGAGCTCTGGTGTAGCTGGTGGGTTGCGGCGGATCTTCTGGAGCGCCTTTATCACGTCGTTCGGCGTCGTGTCGGACGTAACTGGAATGCCGTGCTCGTCGGCGATGCGCCTGAGGTTGCTGGTCATGCGCGTCGGCACGCCACCGTCGGCGACCTTCTTGAGCAGATCCTGGGCTTCCTGTGACAGCGTCTGCCGCGCCTTCGCCGCTGCAGCCTCCGCGGCCTGGTTGACGTTCGTCTCGCGCGAGACGACGTTCTCGCCCAGAGCCGTGCGTATGCGCGACACGCGGTCCTCGGCGTACCCCACCTGGCGCCCCATGCTGGCGAGGCGCCGCTCGTACTGCGCCCGCACGGCGTTGCTCTGGCCCTTCGGCGCAATCGGGATGCTTTCGTCGCGCGCGGCGAGACGGTTGTACGCGGCGTTCGCACGCTTCGCGTCCGACTCGGCAACAGCCAGGTCTTTGATCTCAGGCACGCGGACGAGCTCGCCCTTCGACCCGAAAAGTGTGTCCGCGTGCGCCTTCGCTGCTGCGGCGTCGCGCGCGTTGACGTGCGCCTCGTCTAGCGCGTCCTGGGCGTCGCGTACCCGCTGGCCCGCGGCGTCGAGCCCAATCGACTGGCGTGTGCGGTAGCCGCTGCCGGCGTCGATGGCACGCTGATCAGCGAGTGCCTGCGCGTGCTCTTGCTGCACCCTGCTGAGTTCAGCGTTCGCCTCGTCGAGACGCCGCGTGGTGCTGTCAGCGATGCCGCCCTCGAGCGCTTGCCGCTCCGCGATCTTGGCGAGGCCCTCGTTCGCAGAGCGGTCGGTGTGGAGCTCTACGAACTTGTCGAACTCGTCGAGTTCCTGCTGCGACATCTTCGTAAGCGATGGCGAGAGCATCTCCTCGAGGACTGACTCGGCCTGGTGCGTCGGATCGAGGCGCGTCAGATCTGCGACGCGCTGGTCGTCGCTGAGCGGGCCGACGCGCCTCGCGAGATCCTTCTGGACGTTGCCGAGGTCGGTGTTCTGGTCGAACCAGTTCCGAACGACGGAGTCCCATATCGACTGCAGCCCGTTGCGCTGGAGACCAGCACCAGTCGGGTTCGAAGCGGTCGTCGTGCTGCTGCCTGTTGCCGCGGCCTCGTCGAAGACATCGCCGGCTGTCGAGCTCGTCGGCGGCGACGGTGGTGGCGTACCACCGGTGGTCGTCGCTGTCCGCGCCGCTTCAGTGGCAATCGGCTCGCCGCCGCCGGACAGACGATCAATCGTCTCGAGACTCTTACCGAGGTCGTTCAGCGTCTGCGATGGATTGACGTAGATCCCGTGAGCCGACCCGATGTCCTGAATTTCCTGACGTATCTCTTGCGGCAGGGTGCTGATCGGGATGTCCAGATCGGGGTTGTCAGGGTTCGCGCGTATCCCATCGAGGAGTTCCCTGCCTGCCTGCGTCAGTTTGGATACCGCACCCGTTCTGCCAGTGGCAGCTTCCGCGGCCGCGGTACGGAGCGGGTTGACGAGGTCTTCGGAGGTATGACCACCACCTCCCAGAATGCCTGGCACGGCGCCGAGGATGTCCTCGAGCGCGCCCGCGTCTGGGCCCTTGCTGAGCGGATTGAGTTCGCGGAGACTGCGACCTGGCTGCAGGAAGGAGATCGATCCGCCAGGACCAGGAAACGGAATACCGCGCCGCTGGATATCCGCCAGCGCGCGGTTCGCAGCTTCCTCCAGGGTCTTGGGCGGACTGGTGTACAACCCCGTCGCCTGCTGGATCGCCCCTGGCTCGTGCGTGACCGGGTTCTCGAAAAGCCGGTCGATCATGTCGCTGCTCAGGTTGCGGAGGTCCAGGTTGCCGACGTCACCTGTGTCGGGGTTGAACTGGTTCTGAGTCTGCTGGTCCTCGTCGCGCCGCTGGTTGCCGCGGTCTCCACCACCTGGTGGTCCGCCCGGCGGCATGAGACCACCGGTGATCCCGCTGATGGCGCGCTGGACCGCGCTGGTGATGATGCCGCCGATGTCCTGCTGATCGTTCTTGAAGAGATCGAGGTAGGACCGCTGCGACTGAGTCGGAGTAGATGACGGTGCAAGCTCGTCTTGCTGGGGCGTGAACTGCGTCATCTGTTGCGATGGAATCTTCGGCTGCGGACTGAAGATGTTCGCCGCCTGCGTTTTGATCGCGTCAAGGTTGGCGATTGGGTCATCGCTCGTCTGTGTGATCTGCGTCGAAGGCTGCGATTGCGCTGGCGAAACGGTGGCAGCAGGGGCTTTTTTGCTGTTGTCGAGCGTGCGCTGGAGCAGGCCGACAGCGTCGTAGTCGCCGCCCGTGCCGCCGTACTTATCGGCGCCCAGCTTGATGTCAGGGCCGATACCCAGATGAAGATGGGTGCCTGTGCCTTTGGCGTCGCCAGTGTCGCCGACGGGCATCAGGAACTGACCGGGGCTGACGCGGTCGCCGACCTTGACGGAGGGAGTGGCGTCGCCGTGCGCGTAGTAATACTGGAGCCCGTCATCGCCCTGGATCAGAACGGAGTTACCGCCAATCGAGTTGTAGCCCGACTCGACGACCTTGCCGCCGGTCATCACGCTGACTGGCGTCCCGCGTGGAGCAAACAGGTCGGAGCCGCCCAGAACACTACCCCAGTGATCCTGAACCGGACCTTTGAAATCCGGTAACGGGAACACGGTCGTCGGCTGATTCTGTGGCTGTGTCTGTGGCTGTGCCTGCTGCGTCACCGGAGCCGGCGTCGATGACTGGTCAGCGCCGGGGAGCGTGCCGTAGCCCGTCATCGTGTTCAGCAGGCGCGTGGGGTAGTCAGCCGAGTTCTCGGAGAGCGGCGCGTACGCGTGCGTCTGCGAGCCGTTCGGCCCCCACATCACAGAGCCAATCGTGTCCTGCCCTTTCGGGTAGTACTCGGTGGTGATCAGCTTGTAGAAGGCTTCCGCGCCAGTCAGCTTGTCGGGGTACTGGCCCCAACGCGTACCGTTCGGTGTGCCGCCGTACGCCGCGTTGCTGATGTCCCAGATGTTGTTGTTCTTGGCCTGCCCTGGCGCAACCGTCGGATCGCCGTAGGCTGACTCGTTCTTGGCAACCGAGAGCGCAAACGCCGGGTCGACGTTGTACTTGACGCCCAGATCCCAGATCTGGCCGGCAATGTCCTGGAGCGGCGTGCCCTGGAGCGCGGCAACAGTCTGTGCACGCGAGATCGACGGACCCTGGTTGATCGGGACGTTGATCGATGCGGGAATCGATCCTGATGGCCCCGCAGATTTTGGACTCGTGATCGTCACGCTGCTTGGTGTCGTCGGGGTGGTGGTGTCCGAGGCGAACGGTCCGTTCGGGGTGCCTCCGAATGGCCCCTGCGTTGGCGCTGTGGCCGCGACCGGCGTGTAGATCGAGGACGGCTTCGGCAGCACCGTCGTCCCGCCCAGGGTTGGCACGTCGGGAACGTCCGGCACGGTCTGGATCGGCCTGGGCGGCAGCGTCGGCGGCGGGGTCGGCAGCGACGGCGCGACCGGCACAGGCGGAGCCGGCGGCGCGAACGGGGGTGGCGTCGTCGAAGGCGCCGGCGCCTGTGGCTGAGCGGGCAGCGTCGGCTGCATGGGCGCCGGCGCCGGCGTAGGCTCTGGCAGCGTCGGCTGCGGGATCGGTTGCGGCGACGGCTGAGGGATCGGCTGCGGGCGCGGCGGCGCAGGGAACGGCGCCGGCTGCGGGATCGGCATCGTTCCGCCGAGACCGCCAAGCGACCCGATCAGGTTGTTCGACGACTCGAGGAACAGATTCCCCGGCGGCGGCTGGCTCAGGCTATTGATGCGCTGAGACGTCTGGTTGAACCAGCGGTCCGCGGAGAAATTCGTCCAGCTTTGCTGCGGGACGTCCGGCAGATCAGGCATGGCTACTGGAGCCTGAAGCTACCCACACCTGCGCCCGAGGTGGCGTACTTGGGCAGTTGCTGCTTGAACAGGTTCGCAGCGTCGTCCTTGTTGTAGCCCTGCGACTCCCACACGCCGAGGAGCATTTGCTGCTGGCTGGGCTGCAGCGCGTTCCACGTCTGCGGCGCCATCTGGTTGGGCGCCACTAGCGCGCCCTGCATCTGCGTCAGGTCTTGCTGGCTCGAGGTGTTCGCCCCTGTCGCCTGGTTGTAGAGCGTGTTGAGGTTCGCGGCCTGCGGCTGCACGCCGGTGGTAGCTCCGCCTCCAGGGATGTACTGGCCCGCGGCAGCGGCGACGAGGTCTCTGGTGCCCTGCGGCGTAGCGCCCAGCACCTTCTGGTACTGCGCCCAGTCCGCGGGACCGCGCAGGCCCGACAGCAGGGTGAGGTAGTTGTTGCTGGCGGTCTGCTGGTTCTGCCACTCCGTGTCAGCCTGCTGCTGCGCGCGCAGCCACTGGGTGTACGCCTGCTCGTTCGCGGCGAGCGTTTGCTGCCCCGCCTGGGGCGCGTTCACGCCAGCCTGACCCGTCTGGCCCGGCGCGGATGGCGCGTAGTACTGGCCGTACAGCGTCGACATGTCCTGGGCCTGCTGCCAGTACTGCTGCTGCGCAGTCAGCGTTTCCTGACCCTGCCCTGGCCCCTGGTTCGGTAGCTGACCGTTCGGCGACGCAGCCTGGATCGCCTTGTTCGAATCGGCAACCCACTTGTTCATGGCGGCTTGCCAGTCGCCGCCGTTCGCGGAGTAGTAGTTCTGCTGGGTCTGCGCGTCGAGGTCGGAGAACTTGCCGCCGGCTGCGTTGGTGCCTGGTGCGGAGATCGTCTGCGGCGCGTAGTACATGCCCGTCGCGCCCGCCGCAGCCAGGGCCATGTTCTGCTGGTTGGTGTTCAGGTCGGAGTACGTCTTGAGGGAGTCGAGCGTCTGCTGCGGCAGTTGCGACGGCGGCGCCGACTCCAACTGCGCTGCTAGCTGGAATGGCAGCGTGTTGAGCGTGCTCAGGTTGCCGTTCCAGCCCATGGCCGCGGCCTGCTGCGTGTTGACGCGCTGCAGTTGCCCCGTGCCCGTGACGTAGTCCAGCTGGTCGCCCTGGGTGGCGTAGTCGTACGTGCTGGGATCGATGCGCAGGAAGGTGCCTGGCGTCCACTGCGACTGCTTCGGAGCGACGTAATAGCCCGTCAGCCCGGCGGCGCTCTGCGCCGTGCCGGCCTGCCCCTGGAGTGCGCTCTGGGTCTGACCGGCGCCCGTCCCGGTGTAGCCGGGGATGTACGCGTTGTAGCCCAGCGACTGGGTGATCGCCGACGTCGGCGTGCCCGGTGGCGGCGCCTGCGGACCACCAGCACCCCAGGTGTACGGATCGCCGCTAGGAGCGTAGCCAAACGTGGACGCCAGGTTGCCCCAGTACGCGACTGCAGCCTGTGCTTTCTGGAAGGCAACCGTGTCCGAATCGCCCGCCAGCTTGGACATGTAGTACGCCTGCTGAGCGTTGGTGCTCAGCCCGTTGTTGATCGCAGTAAGCGCGTTGGCGTTGACGCTTGGCATTTAGGTGCCCCCTCCGTACTGAGCTCCCTGCTGCTGGTGGAGTTGCAGCGCGTACGCCGTCGCAGTGTCAGGCGTGTTGAAGATGCCCAGGTGCTGGCCGGTCTTGCGGTACTGGTTGATTGCGTCGCGGTTCGACAGGATCCGCCCGTCGTTGCTGACGGTGGGGATCAAGACCTCATTCCCGTCGTCGTCCTGGAAGGAAATCGAGCGCACGGTGCTGATCGTCCCGTCCGAGTTTCGCACGACAGGACGGTTGTTCAGATCGATGTTGCCGGGCTGCACCAGGCCCGGGATCCGCTCACTGGCCCCCTGTCCGATGCGGCTCAGAGACTCCTGCACGCTGGGCGTAGGCGGCTGGTACTGCGACAGGGGCACCACCGCTTCGGGGCCAGCTTCGCCGATAAGCGCAAGCGTCGGCTTGGTGACGATGCCGCCCTGCGCCATGGCCGGCACAATCGGCGTGATGTTCGGCGCCGACGCGGTCTGAGCCCCTCGAGGCAGGTACGGAGCGGGAACCGGTGAAGGTGGGGTTGGTGGCGGCGCCTGAAGCGGAGCTCCACTCGCCATGCCCGGAGGCGTGGGGAGTTTCAGGTCTGGATACGCCTTCAATACGGCTTTGTAGACCAGGGTAAACCCCTCGGGCCCGAGTCGCTGCATCTCCTCGGCGCGCCCCTGGACGTTGGGCGAGCCGTCCGGATTGAACAGTTGCGCCTTGTAGTACTCGAGCTTCTGCTCGTCGGTGATCTGGGCTGCGAACGGAGCCACCCCCTGCGGCGCCATGGCGGCAGCGATGCGCGTCGCCGTCTGATCGATCCAGACCGCGAGATCGTTCGCGACGGCGTCCAGCTGCGTTTGCTGCGGCATCAGCGACTCTCCTTATGCCGCATCGCCAGAAACAGCGCACCGATGAGGACGATGCCCCAGACGATGACGGACAGCCCGACCCATACCGTTCCTTCGTCCATCAGCGACCTCCCGGTCCCTGGGGCAGCATGTTAGGCGGCGGCATGGGTACGACCGGACCCCCCGGTATCCCGCCCGGAGGCATGCCTGGACCGCCGCCACCGGGAGGGGGAGGCGCGAGAGGCATACCGCGACCGGGCATGGGTACCGGGTTCGGCGGCATACCGCCGACCAGACCTGACGGGGGCGTGCCCGGCGTGCCTGGCATAGCGGTAGGCGCCCCGGCGGGGCCAGGTGGCTGCGGGGAAAGGCCAGCCATCTCAGCCGCGCTCGGGTTGCCAGGGGCGTTCAACTGCTTGGCCTGGATGGTGCCAAGCTTCTGGAAGACCGCATCGTGGATCGCTTGCTGGATCTCGGGCGATTGCTTGAGATCGTGCAACAGCCACGACTGCTCCACCTCGTCGGGGTTGCCGCCCGCCTCGGTCACCGCGTCTTCGTACGTGATTAATTTCAATTGCATTTTTTCGCCGATGGAGCGGATCTGGATGATCTCGTTCGACGGCGTGGAGGGACTCAACTTGACGGTGTAGCGGTGGATACCGTCGAGGTCGTCCGGCCCGATGCCCAGCCACGAGCCCTTCGTCTGACCGGCGCCGCGGCCACCCTTCTTACCCTCCTGCTCGCCCCAGGCATACACCTTCTCGGAAACGCGGTTCTCGATCAGCCACGACTCGAAGCCGGTCCTGTCGGCGAGCGCGACCTCCCCGTTGGACACAATCGGGTTGAAGGCTAGACCAGCGAGGTACGCAGCCTGATTCAGAGCGTAGCCAGACTGGTCCGCTCCTACTGCGCCGCTGAACGCCGCTGGCATAGCCCGCTCGACGAGCGCCTGGATGTTCTGGAGCAACTTGCTCGCATCCTGGCCGGTGGTGGGCTGGTCGACTGGAGCGACGTCGAAGGGGTAGAGCATGCCCGGCTCGAGGCGGCGCACGCTCGCGTTCTCGCGGCCATCGACGCCGTACGGCAGTCCGGGGATGGCGTTCGGGTTCTGGGTCTCTTTCCACGACGGGAAGCCGGTCAGGAACGCGGCGTTGCCCTGCACCGTCAGCAGGGAGTCCATCAGCCTGAACAGTTGCAGGTAGCCGAACAGGACGCTCAGCCCGGCGTGCTCCGGCAGTCTGCTGCCCGTGGTGATGCCGAGGGCATGAAAGTAGGGGCCTCGCAGCGTATGCAGGTACGGGTCGCCGTAGCTGTGACGGGTGACCTTGCAAAGAGTCGCCTTGTCATAGCCGCGGGACTGCTGGTTCGGCCCCTGCAGGCAGATTACCTGAACGTGCTCGTCCCAGGCTTCGATGCAGCGCAGGTTGCTGGAGCCGGCGCTCTTCATCACGCGCGCCCACTCCGGTCGCGCCAGCTGCGCGGCGACGGGATCGAAAGCGCTCTCGGACTGGCGCACGTTGCCGCTGGAGTCCAACTCCGCACCGAAGCGCTCGAGCGCTTCCAGGTACGGCACGTCTTTGATCTCGACCACGGACGTGTAGCCGTTTTCGTTCTTCGTGTAAAAGAACGTCTCCGGCGGCACGTCGGTGGTAGCTATCGGATAGGGAAGCTCGAGCTTGAGGTTCTCGGTGTGCTGGTCGTACGCCATGTCCTGGGCGTGCTGATCCAGACCGTCGTCCTCGAGTTTCTTCTGGTACTTCTCGGCGTCGTCGAAGTACGTGTTCCACACAGCTTGCGTCCGCTCGAGCGTCTTGAGGATGCCCTCGCCTTTGACCGCGAGCGCCCACATGAACAAGCGCGTGAGCTGCCTGCGCGCCTCCTGTTCTTGACGCTGCCACGACGCCTCGAAGAAACGCTCTCGCCTGGTGGAGTTCTCCTGGTAGACGTCGCCGAAGCCGATGGGACGGAACCCCACAGTCGGCATGTTCACGCTGAGGGCCGCGGCCACGTTCTGGGCGATGTGTAGCGCCAGCGGAGCTCTGACCTCGACAGCGGTCTTGCGGTACGCCTCGGGGATCTCGATAGGGAACTCCATGAACAGCGAAGCGTCGATGTCGGCGTACAGCGCGTTGCGGTCTTTGAAGTCGCGCTCCAGTTGATCGGCGAGCTCGCACGTGAGCCGCTGCATCGTCTCCTCGTCACTCGAGGACTTCGAGCCGAAGCCGCCGTCGCTGGACTTACGCGAGATGACCGCCACTCAGGTCTCCTCGGGTCGATACGGGCTGATGACCTTGTCCGCGAACATGGTCAGGGCTGTCGCCGCTTCGGGCGTCGTCCAGTTGTTGACCGAGATGCGTACCAGCATGGCGACGCACTTCTCGAGCATCTCGATGCGCTGGAGCATGTCCTGCTGGTTCTGGTAGCTGGAGTACGCCTGCTTCACCCATCCACGTCCATTCGGAATTGGTCTAGTCACTCGGAGACTTCCTGGCCCTTGAGCATGGCGTGGATCTCGCGCACGAGCGTGAGCAACTCCACGAAGAAGTCGTCGGTCTTCATGGCTTTGACCTTCTCGGAGTTCGCCGCGTCACTCAGAATCTGGGCCGCACCGTGCTCGTCCATCACTTCTCCGACTCGTCCAGTTGCTCGAAAGCGTTGTCATTGTCCAACGCGCGACGGATTCGGTTGCCGACCTGCATCCAGCCCAGCGGATCAACGACGAGTGGCCGCAGGGCATCGGCACTGTCCAGGCTTACGAAGGCGTGCATGTCGCCCACACGGACCTCGATGTAGTAATCGGTCGGGATGTCGGTCGAGATCGAGCGCGTCATCCGAACCTCAGCTTCGTCGGTTCTTCGGGGCGGGGCGGCTGTGCTTCGGCACACAGTCCGTAGCGCAGCGCGTCAGGAGCGTGGTCTTCGGTCTTCTTGCCTTTGATCTCGTCAGCCACGTCCTCGGGATCGAGGGGATCCACGACCATGATCGGCATGGTGCGTGCGAGATTGGGTGCCGCTCCGTGGAGCAACTGCAAGCGGGCTGGGCCGTCATCGTGAGCAATGGCGCGGCGACAGATCGCCCAGCCCTGCTTGCGATTGTTCATGCCCGGATACACGGGATTGACGCCGTGAGCCCAGTACACCGCGGCGATGCTGGGCCGCTCCGACTCCTTGCGGAGGTTGAACATGCTGGGGTCGAGGATGCACAGGTTCAGCTTCTCGTCGCCGCTCAACTCCACAATCCGCTGGGCCTGCTGCTCGTCCCGGAGTCCAGCGGCGTAGAGCTCGCGGTAAATGTAGATGCGCCTGGTTTCCGGTTCTCTGGCGAACCAGAGGCAGCAGAACGGCGCGGCGAAGCCGTAGTCGACAGCGATCCAGCGGGGCCAGTGGGGCGGAATCTCGAAGCTGGGGCAGATGTGCACCTGTGGATCCCACTCGGTGAAGTACATGCCTTCAGCGGCGACCCACAGCCCGAGACGTAGCCGCTGGTAGTTGAAGCCCTTCAGGGAGTCGAGGGTCTTCAGGTACTCCTTGCCGAAGCTCGTCCAGGTGCGGGTGGCGTGGTCGTACAGCACCGGATTGTCCTGGTGGGTGGACTCGATCAGCTGGGTATCGCCGTCGTTGCAGCGCTGCTTGAGCCAGTGCTCCGGAGCGGACGGGTTGCAGTCGGCGATGATCTGCTGGTAGCTCAGCACGCCGTTTCTGAGTCCGCGGAGGAGCATGCTCCAGTCGTCTTCGTCGAGCTCCGTGGCTTCCTGAACGTAGACGAGATCGAACTCCGTGGAGCCGATCTTGTCAGCGTCGTCCATGCCCACCACCATGACGGTGGCGCCCGACGGGTAGCGGTACTCCTGGTCGCCGGTGTGGAACTGCACCTGATTGGGATGTGGCAGCACCTTCGTCTCGAAGGTGGTCATCGCACTCTGCGTCAGGCTCTTGCGCGTCTTGCGGACAATCGCAGCGCGGATGGGCGCCTGCATGGCGATGAGGTTCAGTTTCTCGAGACAGGCCCTGGATTTGCCAGTCCCGGCAGGTCCAGCGAGGAGAACCTCCCGTTCGCGCGACCGAAACAAATCCAGAGCCGCTCCGAACGGCTGATAGGGACGCTCCTCAGGAGTGGAGGACTCCCCGCGCTCGATAGTAGCAGTCTTGCTCACTCGTAGCCTTCGAGCTTGTCCGCAATCAGCGAGAGGGACTTCCAGTCCTCGAGCAGGTGCTTGCCCCACACCTGCCTCATGACGTTGTCGGATTCCAGGAGGCGGGCAGCGTGACGGCACATCTCAGAGACCCACAGTTGGAAATCTTCATCAAACTGTGATGGTGGAGAGTCTTCAGAGTGAGATGGAGGGGGGTTGACTAGAGCCATCGCGCATCCTCTCCGCGGAGCTGTGGGTCGACCGTCGGTCCCCAGGTTTTGGTTTTGCTGGATCGAGGATTTTTGGAATGTGAGCCTGAGGATTCCGGGCGCGCGAGCCAGCGGGGGCACGTGGCACTGCCACCCCTCGCGCACGCGTGGACGCTCGAGCGCAACCCGCGGGCCCGCGTCCTTTGAGCGCTGATCCGCCGCTCGACTGACGACGGACACTCGACGTCATACGTTTGTCCACATTAGTGGCACGACCCACAACATCGACAGTCGGACATCACAGCACCGATGACGGATCGACGCCGGCAATGGACTTGACTATCTGAGACACAGCGACGTCTACCTTTTCCCTGTAGGTCTCCGGTTTCCGGGCTCTGAGTAAGAGCATCAGTAACTGGTCTGAGTACTCGATTTTGTGATCAGTACCCACCGGTTCGCCATGCCAGTAAGACGTTCGCTCATATGGCGTACCTTCAACGGCACGGCGCCATGCTTCGCGTTCGAGACGCTCCGTAGCCGCGGATTCTGCGATGTGGAATGCAGCCGCGAAGTCCGGATCGTGCTCTTGCCAGTAATAGACATTGCGTCGAGCTACGCCAGCTAGCTGACACGCGTGAGAGACGTTCGCCCACTCGGCATAGCACGTCAGGAACGCATGCTTAGCCCGTGCAGATTGCGCAAGGGTATTCCGTGCCTGACCACGTACCTGACGTCTCGACGTCGAATTTTGAGCGTTTCCAGGTGCCGATGACTGGTCATCCGTTCGTACGGTCGACTGGTCTAGCGAATGTTCGGATGAGCGTCTGACCACGTTCGCCATTCTCGACGTTCGAGCGCTGTTACGCAACTGTGCGCGCTTTTAACCGCGATTTAGGAGCTCTGAAACGGGCTGTAACGCCGGAAAGCCTTGATTCGTATAGCAATCTGCTATATGGTTCACCGCAATGGCACCCACTACACAGAAGTCGACTGCTCGACTGACGCCGCTGAGCGGCGTGTACGGCTATAGCGAATTGCTTACACCCGATGGCTACAATCCGAAGACCAGGAAAGGCCGGGCCCGCGGCTATTCGACCGCGATCCTTCATTTCGCCCCGGCCAACCTGTCAGGGTACGAAGTCTGTTCGGACCGCTCAGCCGGTTGCACACACGACTGCTTGAACCTGAGCGGCCACGGCGCAATCGGCCTCGACGTCGAGACGGCCGTCTCGCTCACCAACACCAACGAAGTGCAGGATGCGCGCATCGCACGAACGCATCTTCTGTTCCGGCAGCGCGCCACATTCTTTTCTGAAATGGTGCTCGCCATCTCGACACACGTGCGTCGAGCTACGGCGCACGGACTGACGCCTACCGTCCGTCTCAACGGGACGTCGGATCTGCCATGGGAACGGATGCCGTTCACGGACGTCGATGGCGTTGAGTACGCGTCTCTGTTCGAGCGCTTCCCGGACGTGCAGTTTTACGACTACACGAAGCATCCGGCCCGGGCGATGCTCTCAGCGCTAGGCGCGCTGCCGGCCAACTACGTGGTGACGTTCTCGCGGTCCGAGACGAATGAGCGCATCGCGCTCGACGTCCTGCGCAATGGCGGAAACGTCGCTGTCGTGTTCAACGCTCGAACAGCACATGCGAAGCGGCCCGCGGATCCGCTCCCGGCCACGTGGCACGGATTCACAGTCGTCGATGGCGATCACGACGATCTTCGTTTTCTGGACCCCACCAACGTGGTCGTGGGTCTCCGGGCGAAGGGCCCGCGGGCGAAGCACGATACGTCCGGCTTCGTCGTCGACGTCGCATCCGACGCGTGCTCCAACGTCATCGCTCTGTCCACAGTCGCCCGGGCCGCGTAGGCCCGGACGCATACTTACCAGTAGAGAGGCACCCAATCATGACTATCGTTACCCTTGCGTCCGCAGCGCTCGACGCAAACGACCCTCGACGCGACGCGTGCGTCTACCAGTACTGCGGCCAGCTGGCGTCCTACGCTTGCACCGCGCCACACGGCGCCACAGTCAATCTGTGCGAAGAGCACGCAACCGGCTTCGGACGCGTGTGGGGAATCGTACGCGAACTCGCAACAGATTCAGAGCACAGTGAGCCGTGCGATGACGCCGGCTGTGGCGCGTGCTACGAAGCGACCCGGCCATGAGCCCCACCGTTCACTGCCAGTGTGGGCACGGGCCCAGCCGGCACTATCACCTTGACGGTACGACCTCGTGCCGTATCTGCACCACGTGCCGTACGTATCGCCCGCGCTGTACCTCGCTGGCGTATAGCAAGGGTCACGGCGGTACGAAGTGGCCGGGCCAATGCACCCGGAACGCGCTAGGCACTAGCGGGCTGTGTCGCCAGCACGGAGGTCAGGCATGAGCCGGGCCTGGTTTTTCGTCGAGTTCACGTGCGGCCACTCCACCCCGGTCCGGGGTGGGGATCGGCTGGTAGACCGACCCTGCAACGCGTGCGCCTCCTCGACTCCGGGCGAGGGCGCACGTTCTGAGACGCCCGAGACTGCGGCCCGCTATATTTCCCCTGAAAGGCACCCAAACCCATATGAGCACCACCATCGATGATCTGGCCGCGCGCCTAGCCAGACTCGAAGAGCGCCAGGGACTGGCGACTAAAGCCGACCTCAAGGACGTCGAGGTCAACATCCGCCGCGACATTGCCAGTCTCGCGACCGGTATCGGCACGGACTTACGCGCCATCCGTCAGGACATGGAAGGCATCCATGCGGATATGGCAGCCATGCGCGGCGACCTGACCGAAATCAAACGCCTGCTCGCCCGCGGCGTGTTCCGCTGGCCGTGGGAGAGACGCTCGTGAGCATGCTGCCCACGCCCGGCGCCGCGGGTAGCGAGCTTCGGACCTGGCGAGCGCTTCAGGGGCTGACCCTGAAGCAACTTGCCGAGGCGCTAGGCGTGCATTGGATCACTGTCCAGCGCTGGGAAACCGGCGTGCTGGGCGTCCCGCCGTACCTGCACCTCGCACTGCGCGAACTTGAGAGGCAACTGACCGATGACGCCGCTTGATTGGATCAACGCGTTCCTGAGCATCCCCGGGGCAATCGCCTCGGTGTTGCTGCAGTTCTGGCTACCGGCGTTCGTGCTCGCGCTCGCCGGCGGCATGATCTACTACGTGGTCCAGGCTGTCCGCGGCAAGCTGTAAGCTGCACCTGTCGGGGTTTCGGTCCCGCGGAAGAGCGAACGACCTCCTGTGTGAACAGGAGGTCGTTCTGCGTTCAGGCCCTCGGGATCGGCACGCGCACGAGCCGCCCGCTCAGGTTCAGCACGTGTACAGCACAGTCATTGCAGACCGTATCGTAGGGCTCGCCTAGCTCTTTGAGTGCGAGCAGCGCCGGCGCCACGTGCCGCAGCCCGCACAGCACGCACGCGTCCCAACGCTCAAGCGTCTCGCTGATGCGCCGCGCATCGTAGTCAGAACGATCAGGCATCGTATCGAATCGACTGAGCCAGCCGAGTCTGCTTGTCTTCACGCTTCTTGCGCGCAGCTTCCTTGCGCTCGAACTCGGCACGCTGGATACCGGCGAGGACCTGGTCGTAGCCGCCGGCGCGCTCGAGCAAGCGGCGTGCCTCCTCGACAGCACCGATGCGGTCCGTGCCCTCGCCGTACGCGGCGTGCGGGCAGACCCAGATCGCGTCCGTGATCTGCAAGAACCGGCACTTGAACTTGCACTCAGGCTTCACGTAGTGCTTCACGGATCCTCCTCCTGCCACTCACCGCGAGCATCTCTCGCATCACCGCAGACCGCGTCATCTGCACCTCTTCGCGCACGTGCATCAGATCGCCCACACGTGCGAAGTTCTGGCGCTTGTATGCCGCCTGGGCCCAGCGCTCGAGTCGGACCATGTCGCGAGCAAAGCGGTTGCACGCCTGACGTAGCTCGAGGACGTACTCGTCGTCATACATGGACGCGGGCCCTCGGCGTGGTGCGCACGTCACACACGTGCTCGTGGCCCCACTTCTCGCCGCATTGCGGACACGCGCCGTGCTTGCCGTGGCACTCGTAGTGATCCATGCGCACGTCCGCGGCGATGATCGCCATGCGCTCGAGCGCGTCGGTCATCTGTGCCACGATTTCGCCCGCGGTCCACTCGCGACGGAAGCGCTGCATCTGTCCCGTGACACGGTTGAGGACGATGTACTCAAAGGTGCCGTCGTACCGCGGCTCAGTCTCCCAGCGCGCCATCGTGTAGACCACGGGTTGCCAGATCTCTTTCTGCGCGCGCTCCTGCGACCACAGACCACGCGTGGTCTTGAAGTCGTACGTCACGCCATCAGAGCCCCACAGGTCGATGGCGCCGACGATGGGCGCGTCCAGGAGTTCGTTCGTGTCGATGCTGAAGCCGCGCTCTGGCGTGCCTTCCAGCTGGAGCTCCTGCACCTGCTCGATCAGGTCCATGCCCATGCGCGTCAGCCCCTGATCGACGTCGCCTAGCTCGAGCACGAACTCGCGCCACGCGGCACGGAACGCGCGGATGCCGTCATCGCCGCGGTAGTGCGCCTCGAGACCCATGTGCACCGCGCTGCCGAACAGCATCGCCTCGGATTTCTGCACAGGACACTCGTCGATGTAGCGCGCCTTCCAGGCCCCGGGGCATTGATCCCAAAGCATGAACTTCGACGCTGACCAATGCGAAACGACAACCATCAGCGCGCCTGCCCCTTCGTAGACTGGGTAGCTCTTGTCTGAATCTTTGCCCTTTGAAGCGCTAGACCCCGTCCGTCTGGCGTATTACGAACGCTGTCTCGAAACGGCGTACATGCTGACGCGAGTCGCTTACCGGGACGATCACTGGATCTGGCTTGGGGCGACAACTGTTGGCGGATACGGGTACCTGGGGCGGCGAACACGCCCCAACGCACTCGCCCACCGGTACTTCTACGAGCACTTCGTTGGACCGATCCCTGAAGGACTGCACCTCGATCACGTTTGCCGCGTGAAGCTGTGCGTGAATCCGAATCACCTCGAGCCAGTGACCCAGGCCGAGAACAACCGCCGCGCAGTGCGTCACCCGCTAGCGTGCCCTCAGGGGCATGAATGGACGCCTGAGAACACAGAGTTCTGGCGCGGCTGGCGCAAGTGCCGAACGTGTCATCGTGAACGCGAAGCAGCGCGCAAGCAACGGCTGAAGGCTCGCCCGGACACTGGTCCCACAGCATGAACTTGGTCGCGGACCAGTGCGATAAGAATGTCATGCAATCCCCCACTGCTCAGCCATCGCTGCCGCCAGCCCCGGCAGCGTGCGCGAACGGTCTTTCCATCGGTGCGAACTGGGTGGCATCCAGTGCACCCGCGGCGTGCGTCCTTTCACGATGTCTGTTGCACGGAGCGGTGGCAGGTTCTTGAGCCACAGCGCTGTCGCCTTGACCTCGCCGTGCCCGAACCACCACGGCTGCACGATCTGATCGCTTGGGCGCCACAGGCTGGTCAACATGCCGATGGGGTTCTCGATGGCGACGCGCGGAATAGGCGCGTCGTACAGCGTGCGCACGAACCGCACAGCCTCCATCTGTCGTTCCGTGCCGCGATGCCAGCGCGCGCCGCTACGCGCCAGATACGTGCACGGCGGGTGAAAGATCGCCAGATCCCAGCCGTCGTCCAGGATCTCGAGCACGTCACCCTGGATGTGGAACAGGCGCCCGTCCTCGGCGGGCAGCAGGTCGCAACTCCACGCGTCATGTCGGCGACGCTCGAACGCCTGACGCACCACGCCGCTGAACTCGCAGCCGATCAGGACTCTCATCGCCCCTTCGCCTTCATCGCCAGCTTGACGTAGCCAGAGGGCGCCTCTTTGGCAGGGATCGAGTGCCAGGTACCCCACGGATCGCGGACGTTGACCCACCCCAACTCGCGGCCCCAGACAACCTTCGGAGGCCAGAAAACTTCCTGTATGGTGTCTTCACCTATAGGTGGAATACGCATACGGCTTTTTTCGAGGGGCTTAGTCGCCATCCTCAGCCTCCTCGACGGGGCGCAGGAAGTACCTGTGTGGGTCACCTCTTTTGCCCTCGCCGGTACGCCCGATAGCGCGCTCTTTCATGAGTTCCCACAGCACGCGGCTGAGCATGCTGCGGTCACAGGCCAGCAGTTCACGCAGGCCGGTCAGGTCCAGCCCGAGGTCGGGGTCGACCGACAGGTTCGCCAGCACCTCGGAGCGCAGGTGGATCGCACGCACCACCTCTGGCTCGCCGATGGCGCGGTACTCGTACGGCTCTTCTGCCGCGAGCTCGAGCAGAGTCTGGTCGGGCGTCTCTTCGAAGCGCGAGATCGCCTCCAGCAGACGCTGGCGCTCCTTGCCCTCACGGTCGCCTGGTAGACGCTGCAGGTGGATGACCACGTCCACAGCGCCCGCATACGCGCTGCTCCCGCGGCCACTGTCGCCGACGTCGCCGCCGCTCTTGCGGTCGTGGCGGCTGACGAGCACAGCTAGCCCGTCCGCAGCCGCGGCCTGCAGCGGTTCCATCACGACCAGGGCACTGCCGCTCGAGTTCTCGCCGTCGCCGCGCACGCCACTGAACTGGCCCAGCGTGTCGACGATCAGGATGCCGGCTCCGACAGCCGCTGCCTGGCGCCGCGCCAGGTTGACCACGTCTTCCCACTTCCAGCCCAGCACCTTCGACCACAGCAGCACGTGCAGGTCTTGACGCCCCAGGAGACCTGCGCGTTTCAGGTTCCTTTTAAAGGAGGGGCCCGACTGTTCGGTGAGGTACACGATGGGCGCGTAGCGCGTCGGCTGACCCAGCCAATGCTCGCCCTCGAGAATGCAGCGGCACAGTGCCGCGAGCAGGGTGCTCTTGCCTGCCTGCTTGACCTTGCCGTCGAGTTCTGTGATCAGCCCGCTGCCCAGCTGGCCGTGCGCGTACCAGCGGATCTCCTCGTCCTCGATGTCGGCGAGCTCCGCGGCGGTCATGAACAGCCTGAGGTCGTCGAACTCGATCCTGGCCGGCTTCGGCTTGCCCACACGCGCGCGGCCTGGCCCCTGACCGGCTACGGCGCGGTCAACGATGACGCGGTAGCGCGCGTGCGCGTCGCGGCGGTTGGTGAACTTCGTCCAGCCCAGCGCAGCGTCGCGCGTCTCGATCAGATCCTCGACGAACGCACGCGACAGTCCCGCTCCCAGGAGCATGACCGCCATGTACCACAGGCTCTGCGAGCGGTCGACGGTGCCGTCGGGGCGAGCATTAAAAAGGCGCCCGTGCCATCGCTCGAGCGCCTCGCCTCGGAGTTCGACTGGTGGTCCGTCAGGATCCGTGTCGTTGACGGGGGCCACCACACGCTGGCTCCGCTTATTCAGCAGGTCGACGGTCCACGTCGGCGCCGCATGGGTGCGCCAGTCGTCGTCCAACCCGTTGGACTCCCATGTGTACAGCCGTCCGCTACGGTGGAGCGACGGCGGCATGACCGCATAGCCAGCGCTCATCACGTCGTACTCGCCGCTGTGCGTGTCGCGGTACATGGCACAGCCCTCGGGGCGGGCGTACAGGTGGTGGACATGCCCCGGCCCACCACCTGACGCGAACCGCAGCGGCGACGGCAGACCGCCGCGGGCTGTGAACTCTGCGAACCATTCCAGACTGTCGGGTGCTACGTCAACGAGTCCGGCGCGCGCGAGGTCGACGCCGATATTGGCGTGCGGCCAGACCCTCCACCAGTGGTGGATCACGTCGGGATCGCATGACGCGTCCTTGAGCCCGTGCATGGTCCGCGGGTGTTTGCCGATGGCATGTTTGTCAGGGTCGCCAGCATCGATGTGGTGGCAGTCACACTTCCCCTCGGCATCGGGCGTGTGGAGTGGGACCACAGGCCAGCCCAGCGCGGCGTAGAGCAATGCTGCTGCGCCGAGTGGGCTGACTCCGGTCAGGTCGTCAGTCGTTGTCGACATAGGCTGCGATGGTGGACACGTCCATCTCGTCAGCGTTCGTCACCGACCTCGTCAGGTATCCAGGAGATGCACGTCGGTGATCTGACCGTCGGGCACTTCGGTTTCGAACTGCGCGAGCGCGTCGATGACGGTCGCGCCTTCCACCACCACCGTGTCGATGATCACGCGCTTTGCGGTGATGCGCCAACGCTGCGCCGTAGCTGGAGTTGACTCAGCTGGTGGTGGGGGTGGGGTCGGCACAGGTCGGTGCCTTTCTTCCACAATCGTGGGTGACGTCGTCGTCAGCACGGGTTCCTCCTGTTGTCGTCGGGCGTTCCGCACGCGCCCGATCAGGCGCATGCAGTCCAGGCAGTACTTGTCAGTCGGGTAGCGCAGGGTCAGCGAGCCGCAGCGCTGGCATTCCCCAGTCGCTCCGTCGGGCGCGTAGGTGCCGATGAACAGACTCATCGGCATGTCCCACTTCTGCCCGTCGGAACGCTGGAGCACTACCTTGCCGCCGCCGGTAACCCTCACGACGTGTACGGGACCGTGCTTCGCCTCGCCTCCGTCGTCGCGCTTGCGCCGCCAGTGACTGCCTGGAGCGACGTTCGTGGTCATGGGTGCCTCTCTGGGTGCTCAAGGATCTCCATGACGCGCTCGCGATCCCGCGGGCGCGCCCAGGTGGAGATGATTCGTGTGCACTGCTTGATGCGATCCAGCAGCGTGCGCTGTTCTGGTTCGAGCGTGTTCCTTTCGTCCTTCAACTCGAGAAAGAGCATCGTCGGCTCGCGAATCGCCCAGAGATCTGGGATGCCCTTCGCGATGCCGCGGTAGTTCTTGCGGTGGCAGTACTGGCAGACAATGACGTTGCTGGGGTTGTGGTTGAACCACCACCCCAGCGCGCGCATCGCCTCTTCGACTTGCTTCTGGTACTTCGCCTCGCTCAGGTCGCGATCAATCAGTTTTCGAAAGTCGCGCGAGTTGAGCGGCAGCTGTGCCAGGTCAAGCTTTGTGCGTCTGGGCATGAATGCGACAGGTGTGCACACGTCCGTGCGTGCATTCACGACCAGGATGGAGTCGACGCCAGCGGCGAACCGCACAACGGTTGCCGCACAGGGTGCGCTGACGCCTGCCGGTAAGCGTCGGAAACAATACGCCACACTCGGCGCAACGCACCCAGCGCATTACTCTGGCAGGTCGAGGAACTTGAGGTGGTTGCGGATCTCGACGTGTGCCTGGTGCTCGGCGCGGATCTTCGCCAGGAAGTCAGACATCGCCTTGAGCGTCCGCTCGAGCACCTCGTCGCCGGGGTACTCCACATCCGTGGTTGCCAGGAGCACGACGTTCATGGTCATGCCCAGCACCGCCTCGAGGCGATCAACACGACGAAGCGTGTTGATCAGTGCGTAGAAGAGCTCCTCTTTCGTGACCGACTCCTCGTCGTACGTCTCGAGACTCTCGACCTCGAACGAGCCCTGGAGTTTCATGCCTGGACCTCTTCCTCTTCCTCGACGACGCGACGCTTCTTGGCAGGCTTCGTGTACGGCTTCTGGCGCAACACACGCAGCTTCTGGATGCCGTTTTTGTCGGCATACCATTCCAGGTCGGCGAGGCAGGTGCGGTCCATGAGCACCTCCTCCCAGCCCTGCTCGTTCATCTCGCGGATCTCGTCGTCGGTCAGGCGATGACCCATCAACGCGTTCGCGACCTCGCGCGCCGGAGCGACCTTGTTGGACTTGGGGTTGTCCCAGGTGGCGTCACCGGTGAACTGCCAGAGCTCGAACGGTTCTCCGCTCGTGTTATCCGTCACGACGACGCCGTCGTCCGGGTCGTAGACGAGGTACTTGAACACGAGCATCATCGCCTTGGGATTCTTGTCCCTGTATTGCGAGTCGCGCTCTTCCATCCCGATGCACTTCAGAATCCATTTCTGGCTGTCGTCGATGTCGACGTCGGGAGCGAAGGAGGCGTCAGGTGCCTGCGGCATCAGACCAGCCCCTCTTCGATATGGTCGACGATCTCGTCGATGTCACCAGGGACCGCAACGCGCCCACCACAGGTGGTGAAGATCCAGACGCAGTCTGGCACTTGTCCGTTCACTTGCTCAACACGCGTCACGTTCGCTGGATTGATGAAGACGGAGTTACCGGCAACTGTCGTGAACGCAACGAAGCACTTCTGCTCGTTTCTGACGGCCATGTGGGGATTCCTGCCCTCCGCGGATTAGCGCCGCGGCGCACAAGTCAGTTGTTCAGCGCGCGGATAGCGAAGATCACGCTGCCGATCACGAGCACCACAAGCAGCACGTAACTCAGCAGCAGGGCGCCAAAAGCCAGCCACTCACCACAGGTGATGCGTGGCGCGGCGGGGTAGTTCATCGCAGCCCGAGACGCCTCGAGCACGCGGGCCATGCCGCCCAGCCCTGGACAGCGAGCCCACGCTGAGCGACGTCGATCTGCTGCTCGCGGCTGGCGAGATCGGGCCGCGACGCGTACCTCAACCCACCGTGGCGGCGCCAGAAGACGAGGTCTTCCTGCAACCCGCCGTAGTAGGTATTGCCGGTGTTAATGTGCCAGCGGGAGTTGGATTCGCATTCCGCCAGACGGTCCCATATCCCGTACTGCGGGACGGGCAGCTGGGCGGCGGGGGTCTCCACCGTCAGGTCCGGTTCGACATTGGGGAGTCCATCCCCCTGGTCGCTTCCGTCCACACCTGTCAGAAGATCCTCGCCGCCCATGTCCCCGTCGGCGCGCGCCACGGTGGTGTGCGCGACCGCAAGCACCAGCGCGACGAGTGCGAGTCGACGCGCCATCAGAGCAGCGACCCCATGTACACCTCAAGCGAGGTGAGCACGTGGTGCGGGCAAGCGAAGTACCGCTCGCGCGCCGCGGAATAGTGATCGTGCTTGGTGCCTGGCGCCGCCTCAATCTCTTCGACGACGTGGGGGCAGCAACAATTGTGCGTGTCGTACCCCTCGCGGATCTCGCCGTCTGCCGTCTGCGTCTGCATCAGACGCCCAGGGCGAGCTCGAGGGCGTCGAGCGACTCCGCACTAGGCTCGACATCGACGCCAGCATTCGCCTGGTCGAGCGCGAAAAGGATGAGGGTGATTACCTGATCTTCGAGTCGAGAACGCCGACGCTGGCGAGCCAGCCGCTGCAGCGTTCTCCACCTCTCACTCCCGATGTCGTATTCGGTGAGTGTCAACCTGACAGCGGACATGAGCGAAGTGTGCTCATGCCCGCCTCGTCAGCGTTCGTCAGTTATCTCGTCAGCATCGGCGCCAGGACGTGCAGCATGTGGCAGAACCGCAGTCCGTCACCCATCACGCCGTCGAGACTGTCGACCATGACCGCCGTAGCGAGACCCGCGGCGACCAGGCCTACGATGGGGCGCCAGCGCACGAGTCCGTTCTCGAGCGCTTCCATCGCAGCGAGCTTGCCGTTCAAGTAGAAATTCCCGTCCCTGAACGTCAGTTGCCCGGCGGCTACCTGGTCACCCGGCGCCAGCTTCCTGAACAGGGACTCGTCACTTTCAGCGGCATCGTCATCCTTGCGCTCGACTGGCGCAGCTTCAGCCCGCACCCCGCCTTCCCACGGGGGGCGTTGTCCCTTCCTGATCGGCCACGGCACGAGCATGGGGTATTTCGCACGCGCGCGGCTGTAGGAGGTGATCGTTTTGGGCCCATCGTTGTTGGTGTACTTACGATTGAAGAGCGACTTGAGATCCGCAAGCGTGAGCAGTCGATTCGTAGTGCGGTAATGGGACAGAGCGCATTCCCACACGCGCTCGATGATGACCCGCTTGAGCGGGGGTAACGCTTCGAGTAGATCGAAGCACTGCTGAGTCGAATACTGGGGGCGAATAGCTGGGAACATGACCGTTTGATGGAGCTCTTCCACTGCAGAAGAACCCTCCCGAGTTGGGGCTAGTAACCAGGGCAAGCCTCTCCCATGCCGCGGTTCTACTCCTCGCGGAACGCCTTCGACTCCCCCCGGTCAGGGCGTATACGGCTCCGTTCAGCATGTGGGTCCTACTGAACGTCCGTTCCATTGTTACCGTTTCGTTTTGTCCGGGTTTGTCCTTTTCCTCGTCACGCCGGGGATATGAAAGTTCAGTGACGAATCATCTGAAGGCGCCAGGTTAACGGATCAATTACGGTTGTCCACCCATGAAAACCCTGAAGGTTCAAGGTTGTGACCTGACTACGTAACAGACAAACGCTGACAAGATGTCGTCCCGTAACCCGGGACCATGAAACCGAAACCGCTCGTCATCGAAGAGGTCTTCAACCCCAACTCTGTTGAAGGTCACCGCGCGCACATGGCAGCGCTCCAGACCCTGATCGAGATCATCCTGGACAACGACGCCAGGTACGGCGTGCCGGAGAAAGTAGACGCCCAGCCAGTCGCGTAATACAATGGGCAACCATGGCACCCAAGCAGTCTGCCGCCAAGCGGCGCGTGCACCTTGTTCCCCTGTCGCCTGTTGTCCGTGCTTCCCAGGACGTGCCCTACGGTCGCGTCAGCAGCGACATCCAGCACGACTCCCAGACAATCGAGACGCAGAAGCGCATCCTGCGTAAGGACATCACGAGCCGTGATGACCCCAACCTCCCGGTCGGCGAGCAGCGCAAGCTGGTCGACGAGTTCTGGGACGATCCGTGCAGCGGAACGATCCCCTTCGAAGACCGCCCCGAAGGCAAGCGGCTCGTCCGCAGCATCTGCGCCCGCGGCGACATCGACTGCGACGGCTCCTGCGGCGGCACCGGCATCGTCATTGACACGGTGTGGGTCACCAAGCTCGACCGCCTCGCGCGACGCCTGCTGATTCTGATCGAGATCGAGAAGTTCCTGCGCCTGCACCGCGTCGGACTGAAGTGCCTCGAGCACAACATCGATACCTCGAGCCCGACTGGCGCACTGATTTTCACCATCCTGGGCGCGATTGCGCAGTGGGAACACGGCGTCATCCTCGAGCGCACCGCGAACGGCAAGCGCACCAAGACTGTGGAGGGCAGACACATGGGTCGTAAATCCCTCGGGCTCAAGACGGACGAGCAAGGCTACCTCGTCATCGACGACGCGCTCGTCGGCCAGACCGGCAAGATGGCGTACCAGATCGTTCAGGAAGTCTTCGCCAACATCATCGACGGCTCCAGCATCGAGCGTGAGGCAGAGCGGTTCGGCATCACGCCGCGACGCATCCACCTGATGCTCCACAACCCGAGGTACCGAGGCGAGGGCGGCATGTACTGGGACGGCAACTGGATCGCCGCCGAGAGGAACAAGCCCCCGCAGCTGGTCTCGCCCGAGGACTGGGAACTGGCCCAGGAAAAGCTCGCTGACCACAAGCGCTTCGCGGCGCGCAATCGCAAGCGCGAGTACATCGTCTCGTCGCTGATGATTTGCCACGAGCCGAAGGACAACGGCACCCCTTGCGGGCGCGTGTTCGTAGCTCGCACAGCGAAGGGCAAGTACGCGTACTACTGCTGCTACCGCAAGGGCTGCACCGCTCACCCGATCCGCGGCAACGACGTCGAGACCGCCGTGTGGACTGCGGTGCGCGAGCGGCTCGTCAACCCGGACGCGTGGCTCCAGCGCGCGCTCGAACAGGGAGGCCAGACAGACAAGGTGCGCGAGCTTCGCTCAGAGCTCTCGGTCGTCATCGACAAGCTCTCGAAGCTGAGCACGCAACGACTGAGCGTGGCGCGCCAGACCGACGAAGGCGTCTATACCGAGGAAGAAAGCAGAGCGCGCCAGGCAGAGATCCGTGAGCAGGTCGAAAGCCTGACCGACCGCAAGACCACGCTGGAGATCCAATTACGTCTTGTGAACAAGTCCCAGGCGACGCTGCGCCGCTCAGGGCTACAGTCGGTGGATATCGGTCCTGAGCTTGACCGCATCGAAGCCTGGTGCGAGTCGTCCGACCCCGAAGAGGTTCACCGTGGTCGGACGCAGAAGACCGCGCTGATCAGATCACGTATCGAACGCATCGAGGTGCGGAACGGCTCAGGCGGGCAACGGCTAACGATCTTCTGGAACGAGGACGAGCACGCCGACGAGTTGTCGCTTACGCCTCGTGGGTCAGCACAAGCGTTGTGTAATGAACAACCAATCCTGATCGTGACCGAACTCGATCTGCCCGCCCCGTGCGGTCAGGGTCGACGTACCGATCTCGAAACCTTGTCGAGCGAGGAGGCGTCCGGCATACTGGCCTGAGCAGTGTGTTTGGGTGCCAACTCTACGCTCTGCGCCCCTGGCCTGTGAAGGTCAGGGGTTTTTTTTGCCCTGACAAAACTGCGTTTTGTTACGAGTCCTATACTCGGACTTGGCCCCCAGACATGAAGAAGCCACGCCGAGTCGCTCTGGCGTGGCTTCTTGCGAGGGGCCAGATCACAGCGTGGAAAGGGTCTAGCCCACATGGTTAGCGTAATGGACGCACTGCCTCCCGAGGGGGATGAGGCAGAAGCGAGGGAACTCGTTAGCCGGCATCCCGTCAGACTTCCCACATACAAGCTCGAGCGCGTGCATGTGGCGACCCTGAACGTCGACTATGCCCCACATCACGGGACTGGGTACGCGAGGCCACTGTCGCCGTACCGGCTCAAGCAACTGCGCGAGGAGTGGGATCCGCTCGCCGTCGCAGCACTCACCATCTCGAAGCGCACCGACAACAGCCTGTGGATCATTGACGGTAACCACCGTCGCTACGTCGCGTACGAGAAGGGCATGCTGCAACTGCCAGCGCTGGTGCACTCGGGACTGAGCCGCGCCCAGGAAGCTGACCTGTATACCAAGCTTGGCACGGTCCTGGGGCAGACGCCATGGACGCGCTTCCAGGCAAAAATCGTCTCGGGTGACGACGCGTCTAACGACATCATTCGCATCGCTCAACGCTTCGGGCTCGAGCTCGACGGTAGATACAGCGCTACCGACGGGATCGTTCAAGCTGTGGCGCGCGTGGAATGGGTGTACGCCCGCGGCGGGCCGGATGCTCTGACCTGGGTGCTCGCGTTCCTGACCGAGGCGTTCAACGGGGATCGTCTGTCACTCGGTAGTCTCCAGCTGGAAGGAGCGTTCGGCTTCTATCTCAGGTACGCCGAACTGGTGAAGCGCAGCGAGGTCGTCCAGGTCATGGGCCCCAGCGGCATATGGTCTTGGCACAACCGTGCTCAGGCGCTCTACGACCACGTCGACGTCGGCCCACGAGCTAACACCTTCGGCCTGGCAATCGCCGAAATGGTCAACGACACACGCAAGAGGAATGGCGCCAAAGGCAAAGATCTCTTGCCCGCCTGGGAGAAACTCGGTCAGTTCGGTTCGCGCTTCCGCGACGTCAACTTCCGCGAGCGCGGCTACATGCAGTACTGGACGAGCCTGGGCGGCACCGGCACACTCGCGCCGCAACACCTGGGCGCCGCGTGAACCTCCACGTGTTCTCTCGAAGCTGGGTGGAGTACTTCGCCGCCGCCATGCTCTGGCTGACCACGCT